CCTATACTGTATCGTGTAGGACGCGGGGCCGCTGAGGCTCCCGCACCCCGGACCCACCGACGGGACCGGGAACCACCGAAGGGCCGCCGAGGCCCGGAGAGAGACCCGCCATGACCACTGCTACCCGTACCCCCTCGACCGCCGTCACCTACAGCCGCCTCCGCTCCGGAGAGTGGGGTGTCCGCGGCCCCGCCTCGCATCTGGCCGCTGGCTCCCGCGTCACCGTCGGCCGGAAGGACGGCTCGACCTCCGAGGTCGTGATCGGCCGCATCCTCTGGACCGGCGACGGCGTCGCTCTCGCCACGATCGAGTCCTCCTCGTCCTCCTCGCGCTCCTCCTCCCGGTCCTCCCGCTCCGGCGGCATCCGCGACGCGTGCGAGGAGCCGCGCCGGCACCTCACGGAGTGCCGCGACTCCTCGGGGATCTCGGGGATGTGCTGCCCTCGCTGTGCGGCGCTGTCATCCTACGAGCGGTCCTTCGCCTGATCCGCTTTCCCGGGCCGCCGCTGGGGCGGTCCGGTTCACCCGGGGCTCCGCCGAGGAGCCCCACCGAACAGGAGCACGATCATGCAGATCCACCTCACCCCCTCCCCCGCGGCCTACATCCGGGGAGGATACGATCCCGACACACAGACCACCATCACCGTCGATCTCGCGGCCCTGACAGAGGGGCAGCGCACCCTCCTGGCCGAGTACACGGCGCTGGACCTGCGGGGGCAGCACCGCCTGCTCCGGAGCCCCCACACCCAGCACCTGATCCCGGTGACCGCACCGACCACCGAGGCGGTCCTGGACGCGGCGGCAGCCGTCCGAGAGGCCGATCGGGCCCGGGCCGAACAGGCGCAGGCCCGGGAGCAGGCCCGGGTACAGGCGGAGATCGCCACGATGCTCGATGCCCTGCGGAGCCGCCCCGAGCGCACGGGCCTGCGGTACCTGCGCCAGAGCGCACCCGGCGCGCCGGCCGAGGATGTCAGCTCCATCATCAGTGGTCCGGGAGTCTGTGTGGAGTATGAGATCCCGCGGGCCGACTGGCCCTTCCACCTGGCCTCGGAGCAGGTCCGCGCGATCCAGGAGTCCGCCGACGCGAGGGCGTGGCAGGCGGATCTTGACGCCCGGGCTGAGGCGGCGCGGGCCCAGGCGGTCGCGCGCCTGGCCGCCGAGTGGGAGGGGCACCGGGCGCGCGAGGCCCGCGACCAGCGCCAGGAGGAGGATCTCCGCACCTGGGCCCTGGAGCACGGTTCGGACCGGATGCGGCTCCTGCTGGAGGAGGAGCACGACGCGTGGCGCGCCATCGCCGAGGGCGAGTACCTCGATGCGCACACCCCGGAGGGATTCACGCGGCTCCCCGAAAGCTACGTGCGGAAAGACCGCACGAAGCCCGCGGCAGCCGATATCCTGGCCCTGCGGGAGGCCCGGGCTCTGGTGGAGGAGGACATCACGCTGTCCGCGCCCGAGATGGAGTGGATCGTGTCGTACCGGCCCGCAGACCCGGACGACGAGGACGAGTGGGCGCAGCGGAACTCGGACGGGGATGTGGTCGCGGAGAAGTTCGCGGCGATCACACTGGTGGTCACCGCGCCGACCGGCGTCACCCGGACGGTGATGCGGCGGGTCTGACCGAGTCTGTCCCCGGGCGAGGACAATCCCGTCCTCGCCCGGGGCTCGGGACCGCCGGATTCGAGGACGCGCGGGTGGCCCTCCGCCTTCTCGCGCGGGTCCCGACAGGGTAGCACCCTGCTACTGGCTCGCCACGTAGGCCCCGACGAGTCCGCCCGCGAGGAACACGAGGCCGCGAGAAGGCTCGGGGAACAGCCCGAGCCATTTCCCCCGCTTCGCGCTCCGCACCTCGACCACCAGGCGCTGGAGCGCGTCGCGCTGCACCCGCTCCGCCGCCCGCACCGAATCTGAGACCACCAGCGCGGCGGTGAGCCGTGCCGTGGCCTGACGCTCCAGATCCCACCCGGTGCGCAGCTCCTCGGCAGTGGACCGCCACTCGTCGCGCTCGACGCGGAGGCCCTCGGCCAGCGTGACCAGCCTCTCCACGCTGTCCCGCATCGTGACCGCACCCGCCACGGCGGCCTCCAGTGCCTCGGTCCGATGCCCCAGAGCACGAGCACGGCCCTGGATCGAGTCCGCCCGGGCCCGCTGAACCTCGGCCCGCTGCTGGAGCTCGACGGCCTGCGCGACCGCCGCCGCCTGCACCAGGGTGAGGCTGTCTGCCCGGTGCTGGAACTCCGCCACCTCGCCGGCGAGCCGCACCGCCTCCCGGGCGCGGCGCCGGTCGATCACGAGCCCGGTGACGACGGCCCCGACCAGTGCCGAGACGAGGGCGAGGAGGACGACGGTGCGGGTGCTCATCGGTGGCAGTCGACGGGCTGGTCTGTGAGGCAGGAGTATCCTGCGCCCACCTCCACGTGAGCCCCAAGCGGGAACGCTCGTCCCGCGCCCGACGCTGACAGCACTCCACGGAGGTCGATCAGGACGCATCCGCATTGAGCGCAATGCTGTACCTGCGGCAGTACGGCGCCTGCCATGTGGACTATCGTCCGGCTGCTCACGCGCCGTCCTCCTCGCCGCGCCGGCGCTGCTCGATCGCAGCCATCTCCTCCTCGGCGACCTCGGCGCTCGCCACGGACTGGACCCGGACCAGGTCCGCGCCGTGAAGGGCCATCGCCTGCTCGATCGCCGAGACGCGATCCCGGGCCTCGATCACCGGCCCGGGCCGCACCACGTAGGGGATCCAGCGGAACATCATGCCGCCGTCTCCTCCTCCGGCTCGTCGAAACGCGGCGAGGTGAAGAGCCCTTCGCGACCGCATCCTGGGCACTCGTATTCGTGCGCGGCCCCGTCGAACGGGTGCGTGAGGATGATCTCGTTGATGTCGTGCCCGCACAGCGATCCGTCATCGAGCCTCCCCATGCACCGGCGCCGGATGCTGCGGACGATCTCCTGCTGTTCCTTCGTGGGCGTGCTCATGTGTCCCCCTATCAGGCAGTGTTGCCGGTGAGTTGACTGGTCACGGTTGTTTTCTGCGGGGCATCGGCGGCGAGGAGGCTCAGCTTGTACCAGAGCCCGATGCTCTCTCCCGCGCCAAGATTGCCGGTGGGCACGGACTGGGCCACGCCGTTATCGACGAAGGTGATACCACCCGGCGCCGTCTTGCGGTTCGCCACCGACACGGTGTCCCCCTTGGCAGCCGAGACGCCGATCTCGAACTTGGCGGCGGGATCCGCCGTGAGGGTGAGTTGCGCTGTGGTGAGGGCCAGCGTGCCGTGGTTGTTTTTCCACGCGGTTTTCTCGTACCGCACCGAGGCTCCGGCCTCGGAGGCCGCGCCAAAGAACAGGATGCGGCGCGTCGTCTCGTTGGGGGTGAGGGTGGCCCGCGTCGCCCCAGCCGCGCCCTGGCGGATCGTCACCGTGCGTGCGGCGTCCCCCGCTGAGGCCACGACCTTGAGGAAGCGCTCGAACACCTTGACCCCCACCACTTCCACGGCACCCGTCAGGACGATAGCCTCGGTGTCCTGCACCCCGCTGGGCAGGCGGCCGGTGACGGTGATGGTGCGCGTGTCCGCGCCGTCGGACACGGCGGCGATCACGCTGTTGGCGGTGAGCTGCGTGATGTCGGGCCGCCCCGTGGTGGCGATGGCGCCACCCGACGTGCTGGCGTCGTCCTCCGGCATGTTGGCGGTGAGGTACTCGACCAGGTCTGTCACGGCAATGGGCATGATGTCATCTCCTGCGTGAGAGTGTTAGCGCCGGCCGGCGAGCACCCGGAAGGGGACCCACCGGCGATAGTCCGTCCCAAACATCACGAGCCGCCAGACAGTTTGCCCGACGAACCCGGCGAGTGTCGCGGCGATCTGGTCGCCTTGCAGTGTCACCGCGTACCGGGTCGGCGCCCCCGTGCGCGGGGCCAGTGTGCCCTTCAACGCCGGGTCAATCGCGGTGGTGGAGCCGAGGGTGGCGACCAGCAGGCCCTCGCCGCCCGTGAGAGGCGCGGCGGGCGGACCGAACTCCCCCGTGCTGGCGAGCTTCTCGCTCACGTCCTCGTCGATGTCCCAGTCCCCGCCGTCCAGATAGATCACGTTGTCTGCGCTCATGAGACCCCCGAATGGTCGATTCCCCGGAGCCGGGGTGTGCTGTGGTCCTGCCCTGCCAGGCGAGGAGTGGAGTGGTCGAGTCCTCGGAGCCGGTGTGCCGAGAAGTCCCGGCCGCGCAGAATCCGAATCGTCACCACCGACCCGTCCCACGCCACGGTGATTACGGACTGCTCGGCCAGCGCCGCGAGGATCTCCGCTGCGACGGTGCTGACGCGGCTCCGCAGGGCCAGGATCTCCACGGCGAAGGCGGAGGAGGCCTGGAGCGTCCCCAGCACCTCCGCGACCACCGCCGAGAGCCGCGAGACCCCGGCGAGGAGTTCGGCGGGTGCGGTACTGTCGGCACTCAGCGCGTGGAGCCACTCGGCGGGGGAGACACGCGGCGCCGCGACCGCCTGGAGCCACTCCACCCCGACGATGGATGCGCGGGCCACCGCCGCCCCTGTTCCCGCAGCTTCCCACGCCACGAGGCTCTGGCGGGAGAGCGCGGCCAGGAGCTCCAGCGCGACCGTCTGGTCACGCGACACGCGCGCAAGGAACTCGGCCGCCGAGACGGACGACCGGGAGACCTGCGCCAGGATCTCGATCGCCGTGGCCGGTGAGGTGGCGAGTAGCGCCGTCAGGGACTCCAGGGGACTCGCCGAGGAGCGCGAGACTCCGGCCACCGACTCCCACGAGAGGAGAGATGCACGGCCAACCCCGGCGAGAGACTCCACCGCCGGAGACGCCGATCGGCTGAGTCCCGCGAGGAACTCCACCGTGGACAGAGCCGCGCTGATTCGCTGCGCGAGGATCTCCGCCGCGACCGTGGCGGCCCCACTCACACCACCCAGCGACTCCACGGCGGGCACCGCGCTCCGCGTGACGCCCGCCCTCCATTCCGTGGCCGAGACCGAGGACTGGGAGATGGGCGTGCCTCCCGCCAACCGGAAAGCATTCGAGGTGACCGTGACCCCGCCCCCGGTCCCCGCGGCAATCTCCCACCCGATGTCATCGCCGTCCGCAAAAGCAGTCCCCGGGGCAAAACTGAAGGCACCGACCTGCCCCGCGGGGATCGTCACACCGGCCACACTCACCTGGTTTTTGAGCAGCCGGAAGAACGAATCTGTCGTGGCGGCGTTGGCCGTCACCCAGAGCCAGCACTGCTCCACCACCGCGGGAGTGGCCACGCGGGCTCGGTAGGTGGGGCTATCGAGCACATGGCCGTTATTGTCGAACAGGACCAGGTTGGGCGGGCCGTAGCGGGAGGCACCGGCGGGCACGGTGACGCCAGTCGCCCAACTTGCCAGAGCCGACACGGCATCGGTCGCGTCATGGGTGATCTGATGCCGCCAGGTGCGCCACGTGGTGCCTCCCGTGTTCGCATTCCACCGCAGGGATACCAGATCCCCGTCCTGCACCCCCACGGAGGTCGTGGCGTCCTCGAACAGCCCGGTCTGGTTCGCGGGGATCGTGACGGCCATCGCCGTGTCGACCCCGTTCACGCGCAGGGTCACCGTACTAGCACTCCCGCTGGTGTTCGTGCGCATCTGGATCTGGAGCCGCCGAAGGGTCCCCGCGGCCACCGGCTGCTGCACGCTCGACTCCGCCCCCGCCGTGGCCACCCCGCGCGACCCCCCCACCGAGGTGTACTGCACACCCGTGGCGAACTCGGTCGCGCTACCGTGGAGTGTGATGCCTGCCACGGTGGTCGGCGTCCACCGATAGCGCACATTGGCTGTCCGGAAGTTGGTCCCTCCGGTCCCCACCACGAGCACGCCAGTGTATTCATCTCCCGCGGCGAGGGTGTCGGCGTGGGTGGGGTCGTCGAACCACCCGGTCTGTCCGGCCGGGACGGTGATACTCACACTCCCCGCCACCCCATTGATCTGGGTGGTGAAGGTGGTGGCCGTCGTCCGGTCATTGATGGCCACCATGATACCCACGCGGTCTGCAACACCGGCTGCATGAATCCGTGAGGACCGCTCTGCCTGAGCAGGCTGGTTGCCTCCGCCCATTCCCATGGTCCACCAATTGGTGCCGGCGGAGGCGACAAAGTCGAAGTTGCCGCAATAGATCGTCGTGGCCGCCATCAGCCCGCCTTTCGCCGCCGGGCGGCGGCGCGGCGGAGAGTCTCGCGGTCAGGCGGAGAGACCCCCCACGCGCCGAATCCGGTCGGTCCCGCCTCGAACACCCGGTGCCGCCAGCAGATCCGCATCACCGTTTGCGGGCTCACGCCGAGGGCCCGCGCCGTGGCGGAGGCATTGCGCCCGTGCTCCCGGTAGAGCCGCAGGACCTCCTCCTCGCGTTCGCGCGGGAGGGCGCGGCGGGCCCGGACCGCATCGTCCGGAGACCACGCGCCGTAGGCACCACGGACCCAGGTCACGGGCGCCCCCGCGCGGCGAGCCAGGACAGCAGCACGATCGCGACCCAGGGGCCGAGCAGGGCCGAGAGGAGGTACCACCAGCCGCGAGCCGCGCGGCGCCGGTAGATGCCGGGTCTCACGGCGCGACCCCCTGACACGCCGTCAGGGTCTGCCCGAGGCTCCCGGACCGGCGCGACCAGCCGAGCGTATCACCCGGCTGCCAGTGCGTGAGCCCTGATACGACGCGGGCTGTCGTGCACTCCTGCCGAGGCGTCCAGGTGCTGTCGGGCCCGGGATACGTGATGAGCCCGCCCGGAAGCCGGGGATCGATCAGAAGCCAGGTGAACGTGCGCCCGCTGGGTGCGGGAGGGTCCAGCGGGACCGCCGGAGAGGTCGTCTCTGCCGTGACCGGGACGGTCCAGACCACCCGCGCCGTATCGGCCCGTGGTCCGGACCACGCCACGATCCACCAGGTGCGGGTCCGGGGGGAGCCCGGGGTGAAGCCCACCGCCCGGGGCCCCCACTGGAGCCCCTGAAAGTCCCCCAACCGGCCGGCCGTGCCAGTCCCCGTCTCGGACATCCACACCACGCTATCACCGACGCTGGCGCGGGCGTCGCCGGTACAGAGGGCGTCCGGGAGGCAGGTCACCACGCCCCGGGCCGCCGGACCAGGCGGCGCAGGGTCGGTGGTGGGCAGGCTGTCGGGCGCAGGCGGTAGCGCGAGGCTGTCACCCGGTTGCAAGGCGGGCGGGAGGGAAACGAGAACAGTATCGACCACGCGCACGGTGTCCACCACGCGCGGGAGGCATCCTCGCACTCTCACGAGGATCGTCTGCTGCACCTCCACCGGTTCCCGCCGGGATGCCGCCACCCACGAAGCGACCGCGACCGCGCGGTCCAGAGTGGTCCAGCCGCGTGCCACGCCACTCGGATGGCGCACACTATCCCCGGCGACCACGATGTAGGCCAATCCCCCTCCCTGCCGGATAGCAGAGGTCGTGTCCCCCGGGGCGCAGGACTGCGCGGGGAGCACCGTGCTACCCAGCAGCCAGGCCGCGAGCACGAGGCCCGCGACGCGGAGGCACCAGCGCATGGTCAGGACTCCGGAGGATCGTTGAGCGCCCGGCCGAGGCCCGCGACGATGGCGCCGATCAACGCGAGAGCGACGCCGATCTTGGCCGAGGCCGCCCCGAACAGCGGCGCCAGATCGAGGGCTTGGACCGATCCGATGATCGTCGTGAGGATGCCGGTGACCGTGACGACGCGAGACTGTTTCATGCGGACCTCCTTGGGATTGTTGTGCCTTTACATGGGAGACAGTACCCGTGGCTCGCACTGTGCATGCGAGAGCACCTATGGCACCTACCGTCCTTACGCCTCATAGAGGTAGGGTCTCCTTCACGTGAAACGCTGACCCTGCCGACATGAAACCTCCTGATAGAGTCATCCCGGCGCGAGCCGCTGCCGGAAGGTCATCTTCTTCAAGGCCGCATTCCACGCCCCGACGAGGGTGTTCCGTCGGGGATGCGCCATCCAGCCGGCGTGGATCCAGCGCCGCCCCTCCCGGTCCGTCTCGATGATCAGCTGGTCGTCGGTGCGGAGGGGGTCCGAGGCGAGGCGATCCAAGGCCTCCTCCAGAATCCATCCGCGCGGGAGGAAATCGACCCCGGCGGCCAGAAGATGTGCCGACCGGCTGGTGGATCCGACGGCCACATTGAGTGCCGGCGACCGGTACCAGCTGGTGATGGTGATCACCGGATGGTCGAGCCGCACCCGGACCTGCTCCATCCGGAGCGCCGTATAGAGCGCGGTGGCCTCCAGGTGGTGCGGCAGGAGGTTGGGGATGCCGCGGGCGGAGGCGGTCGCCGACGCCTCGACTTCGGCCCAGGAGAAGTTGGGCGTCAGGTCCGGCAGATGGCGCCGCACGGGCAGGATCAGGCCGGACATCACCGCGGCCTCCGCGCGAGCGCACCAAGGATCTCGGTGAGTTTCTGATTCATCTCGCTCATCATCTCGCGATCGCTCACGCGCTGGGTCTGGAGCTCCATCAGCTTGACATCCTGCGTCGCATTCCAGCGGACGGTGATCTTGACGTCCTCGGCCAGGCTCCGCCCCCAGAATCCGGCCAGGGCGACGGCGATCAGGACGATCACACCCACGAGCCAGCGGAGGGAGACGGGGGCGTCGGACTCGGTCATGTCGTGCTCCCGAGGACGGTGGACAGGAGGCGCGGCTGGGTGGCGATCGTGAGCACGCTCTTCTCGGGGTTGAGGAGGTCCTCCGTCAAGGCCACCAGGCGGGCGGAGAACACCTCCTCGATCTCGGTGTCGGTCACATCCACGAGCCCGCCGTGGTGCAACTGGTCGTCGGGCCAGCTGCTCGGGTCGTGGCCCGTGAGGTCGGCGATCGATCCCTTCACGGTGACGAGCGGCGTCCCGTGGGTCTGGAGCCGTGTGAGGGACCGCTGCCAGCTGGTGGCCGATCCCGAGCCCGCGATGAAGTCCACTGCGGGTGAGATCGTGATCTGTGCCACGCCGAGAAAAAAGGGGATCTCGGGCGCCCCGCCGAGATTGTCCGCCTTCACGCCGACCTCGACTGATTTCATCCCCGCGGTCGTCACCGCGTACGACACGTCTGTCCGGATCCACTCTCCGATGGGGGAGACCGCGAGGTTCATGGAGTCTAGCGACCCATCCACGGGGTCTCGCGTCCTCAGATTGATCCCCACGACACCGGTCTGTGTCAGTTTGTGCCAGACCGAGTACGTGACGGTGGCCGGGCCGCGCAGGAAGATCGTGCGGGCCTGCTGCACGAAAGGAGAGGCCACCGCCGTCAGGAACTCCACGCTGCGCGATCCGCCGAAACTGTGCAACCCACTGAGCCGGACCTTGGTATTCCCCGCCCACACCCCCACGGACAGGACCCAGTCGTCGGGAGCAACGCCGTCCGCGCTCCGCCCGAACACCGGGTTCCGCGCCCAGTTGGTGACGTGCGGCACCGTCGACGGGAACTCCTTCGCGATCGCCCCCTCGCTCGCACTCAGGCTCGGCAATGCGAGGAACGAGACGCCGGTCCCTGCGCTGTCGGCCGTGAGCCGCCCCCAGTCGTTCACCAGGATCCCGGTAGTCGAGGCCATCAGCAGCCGGGTCGTGGTGTCCGAGACCACGACGGAACCGGTGATGGGGTGCACCGTCCCCGCCGCATCCTCCCACCCGAAGCCCGCGAGCTGGTCCAGCTCCAGGCTCGGACCCGTACCGCCCTCGGTGCTGGCCACCTCGATCGAGACGTTCGTGGCAACCGCGGTCACCAGCCAGGCATTGTCGTCGAGGGTCCGCCCGGAGCCGTCGACGGGATAGAGCCGGGTCGCCTGCTCCGACGGGTCGCGGGTGATCTCGATGCCGAGGAGATTTTTGCCGGTGCGCACATCGGGGACCGGGGCCGCGGCACCCACGACCGCGATATCGATCAGGTAGTTGGTCGTCCCGTTCCGGCGAGCGCTGATTTCGTGGGTGCTCGCGGTGGCCTCGTTGACCTGGGTCACCCCGGCGACGAGCGCGGCCAGGCTGGTCGCCTTCGCAAACGTCGTGTCCACCACGCCCGCCGGCGTCACGCCGAGGCCCCACTGCTCGGGGCGGCTGGCGTTAGGGATCAGTAACTCGGCCAGGAGATTGGCAATCGTGCGCCGCTGGGCGGTGACGCTGAGGGCGGGGACGCCACCCGTCACCGTGGTCAGCAGACCGGACCGGTCCCCGAAATCGAGGATCGGGTCCTGGGCCTCAACCGTACCCACTCCGTCCCCGGTGCTCGCCAGGGTCACAGAGGCGGCGCGGTACTCGTCGAAATCCCCGTCTCGGCGCACCACGCGCAGGACGCGGCCCGCACGCAGGGCGCTGACCCCGGGCCAGGCGCGGCGCAGGAAGCGGACCGTGAGGCGGCGGACCCGCACCAGCCCGTCGAACCGGTGATCGACCGTGGCCTCGATGACCCCGAGGACGTCGCCGATCACGAGACCGCCGAGACACGCCAGGTCCGTGGCCAGCTCGATCCGCTCGAACCGAGCGCGAGGACCTGCCGGAACGGGAATCGCTCCCCCCGCCTGGGCGCTCGCGCGGAACACGACCGCGGTGAGACCTGGTGTGGACGCGACCACCTCATCGGTGTTGACCCCGGGATTGGTGCCCAGTGACCAGCGCGAGAGCGCCGCGATCCCGGAGGCATTCGTCATCACCGCCGCGGGCGAGCTCGGCGCGATACTCCCATTGACCCCCTGGGTCCGGGTAAAGGTCACCGGGTGATTGGGGACCGGGTTCCCCGCCACATCGCGCACCGTCACCGCCGGGGGCGACCCGACGGCCGTCCCCACCGAGCCGGTCTGGGTGAGGGCCGAGGCCGCGGTCATCGAAGCCGCGGGGCCGGGGACCCCGGACGCGCGGAAGGTGATCGGGCTCCCCGCGAGACCGGTGGCCGTGGCCGTGGCCTGGTTGACGTCGGCGCCCACCGTAGCGCCGGCGGTCCAGCTGGTGGCGCGCGCAATACCGTTGGCGTCGGTGTTGACGCTGGCGGGAGAGATAGATCCCCCGCCGGCGGTCGAGGCGAAATCCACCGAGCGGCCCGCGACGGGGAGACCCGACGCATCACGGACCCGCACCGCGGGGCGATCGGTCACCGCGCTGCTCACGATCACATCCTGGCTCGTGGCACTCGCGGCCTCAACCTGGGTGGCGGTGAGGGTGAGGCCCGTGGCGCTGAACGTCTGTGGGCTGCCCGTCAGCCCCGACACCGTGGCGGTGACGGTATTGGCGCCCGGCACGGAGCCGAGCGTCCACCGGCCGGCCCGCGCAAGGCCGTCGACCCCGGTCAGGACCTGGGTGACGTCGAGGCTACCGCCGCCCGCGGTGATCGCAAAATCGACGGGGACGCCCTCCACCGGCACACCGCCGCTCCCCGTGATGAGGACTGCCGGGGGGTCTGCGACATTGGTGGAGGTGCCCGCGTTCTGGCTCGTGGCCGAGGCGGGGACCATCGTCGTGGCGGGATTCTGTCCGGTCGCCAAGAAGGTCAGCGGCGGGAGTGCCCCCGCGGTGGCGGTCGCCTCGTTGGACCCGGGGCTCGCCCCCAGGGTCCAGCTGCTGCTGGACGCGACGCCGGTGGATCCGGTCACCACGGCGGTGGCGGGGAGGACGCTGCCCCCGCCGACCGTGGCGGTAAAGGCCACGGGTTGGCCGGCGATCGGATTCCCGAAGCCGTCCTGGGCCCGGGCCGCCGGTGGACTGCCGACCGGAGAGGAGATCTGCCCCACCTGGCTGACGGGACTGACCGCGACCAACGCCGCCAGGGCGCCCGGCGTCGCCGTGGCGGTGAACACGATGGGATTCCCGGTGAGACCGGCCACACTCAGCTGCACCGACTGTGCCCCGGCTGTGGTCCCGAGGATCCAGCTGCCGAGCGTCGCGACGCCGGAGCCGTCGGTGACGAGCGACGTCTCCGATATCTGCCCCTGGCCGCTCAGGACCGACGCCAGGACCGTGATACCGCCTTTCCCGACACCGGCCGTGTCTTTGACCAGCACCGAGGGCGGGGCCGCCACGGCGGAGCCCACCGTCGCACTCTGGCTCGTGGCGCTATTGGCCTCGATCGACGACGCCGGCGCAGGGGTCCCCTCGGCGCTGAAGACGAGGGGACTCCCGCTCAGACTGCCGGCGGTGACCTCGAGGGTGTTCGTGCCGGGAGTGGCTCCGAGGGTCCAGCTCGTGGCCTCCGCGGTCCCATTGATGTCGGTCTGGAGAGAGGCGGGGATGACGCTGCCTCCGCCGCCGGTGACCGCGATGGTGACGGAGAATCCCGGGACCGGGAACCCGTCGACGTCCTCCACGATCACAGACGGCGGTTCGCCGACTGTCGAGCCGGCGCGGGCGCTCTGGCTCAGAGCGCTGAGGGCCCGGACCGTGGCCGGGATCCCGGCCATCAGCGCTTCGCCTCCAGGTCGGTGACCGGGGGCGCCCCGCGGCCGACCTTGGCGTTGAGCATGAGGATCGCACTGGCGGCCGCGTTGCCTCGGCTCGCCACATAGGCGCGGGCACCCCCCCATGCGGGAGGCAAGGCGAGAGCGGCCGCGGGCGCGGGACCCGTCTCGGTCCCGCCGTTGATCCGCTGCCGCACCTGGGACACGCCCGCGGCGGAGAGCGTCCCCGTCAGCTGCACCCGCTGACCGGTCACCGGAGCCGTGCCCGTCATCGTGCTGGTGCGGGTCGTGGTGCCGTCGGTATAGGTGAGCCGGTACTGCGTCCCCGACGACTCCAGGAGGATCCGAGCCCCGGTCGCGGCCTCATTGCCCACGTAGAGCACGGCACCGCCCGCCGCCAGGCTCCCACGCTCCACGAACTCAGCATAGAGCACGATGTCAGTCGGGTGCAGGAGCATGTCGTACCAGAGCCGGTCGGTGCTCCCCATCAGGAGACCCGGCGTCTCCCGCACACCATCCGTATCGAGGTCTGCCCACTCGTGCGCCGGCTGGCCATCCACCAGCGTCCGGGTGACGCCCTGGCTGTCGGTCGCACTCCGGGTGCCGAGGCGACTGAAGTGCGCCGCCTGGCCCGAGACCGCGGCGAGATCAATGTCCGAGAAATCTCCATGCAGTGCCCAGGCACTCAGGCGCTCGAGCTGGTCACCCGTGAGACCCGGCAGGAGTGTCATCGCCACCCCCGCCGGTAGAGGATCTGTGCCGTTCCGCCCGACACCTCGGCGGTGAGCGGGCCGCGGCGAGGATCGAGAGGGAAGGGGAAGGTCCCCGCCGCCAGGAGACTCCGGCCATTGACCGCGACGCCGGCGGTGACGCGATCGATCCGCACCCGCCGCATGTCGATCGCCAGGTACTCGGTGGTCCCGAGGCCCACGGCGAACGCCAGCGGCACTCCGATCGGCTCCCCGCGCCCATCCCGCAGCGCGAACACCACGTTGGTACTCGGGCCCATGAGGTGGATCACCGGATCGCTCGCGGCGGAGCCCAGCGGGAGAGTGACCCGGGTGTTCGGAGCCGTGATCGCGGTGCCGGTCATCGCCGTGGCGCGCCACAGCGGATCGGGGCAGGTGATCACCGCGTCAATGCGCGAGGCGAAGTTCGGGACCCCGGCGTTGAGGGGCGCCGGCACGAACGTCCGGGTATACCCCTCGACCCACCGGCGGATCGTCCCCTCGGTGATCTCGATCCGGATGAGCCCGGAGAAGAGCAGCTGCTCGAGCGCCACCTCCAGAGCATCCCGCGCCTCGGGGGTCGCCGCCTGGATCCCGCCCGCGAGACCCAGATCCCGGCTCCCCGCCTCGAGCCGGGAGGCGAGCCCCCCATACCGTGAGGGGAGTTGCGTCATCGCGACGGTCCGGGCCGGCATGTCGAGCCACCCCGGAAGCCCGTCCGGAAACCACCCGTAGGTGGTCCCGAGGTCGACGCCGTTCACCCGGATACGGAGGTCACTCATTGGAGCACCCGTGCGACGCCCGAGGCCTGCCGGGCTCGGAGGAGTTCGATTGCCAGCCGCGCAGAGATGCTCTCGGCCAGGGCGTCAGTGGTGAGATCCAGCCCACGGGCCCCGCTGCCCTCCACCGTGATCGCCCCAATCGAGACGAGCGGGCCGCTGCGCGGGTCCGCGAGCAGCGAGCGGATATCCGAGAGCGTGGCGTTCATGGCGCGAAACTCAGCTAGGCTCGACTGCGGGAAGGCGTCCGCCTGCGTGAGCCCCGTCATCGCCGCCTCGGAGAGGGGCGGCATCGCCATCGGGGGGGTGATCCCCGCCGAGACATCGACCGGGAGCGGATCGCTCGCTGTCGCCACGGGCTCGTCCGCCGCACCCACCGACTCTTCCAGTAAACCCTTCAGGTCCTCGAGAACGTCCAGGAAGTCCTCGCCGCTCAGACCGCCGAGATCACGGGCGGAGAGCGTCGGGAGGTCGAGGAAGAGCTGGCGGATGGCTGCGAGACCCGCCTGCCGTCCCTCCTCCGTCGCAAAATCGATCCCGCCCAGCCGGGCCCCGAGAGTGGCAGACCCGAGAGACCCCCCGGCGAGTGCCGCCAGCCGACGCGCCTGCTCCGTGTCGGAGAGATCGAACAGCGAGGCCTCGCGCTGCAGGGACTCGCGCTGGCCCGTGAACGTGTCGGCGAACTGCGTCGGCTCGATCGAGCGCAGTCCCTGCAGCAGCTGGCCCAGGAGTTCGAACCGGAGGTTACCGTCCTTGTCCCGGATAGTGAGGCCCAAATCCTTCGCGATGGCGTCAAGATCGCCGATCCCCAGCCCCTGCTTGGCCAGCTGCCCGCCGAGTGCAATGGTCCGGTTCTTCGAGGCGCCGGCGTTGGCATTGAGTCCCACGAGGAACCGGCTCAGCACATCCTCGGCGGTGGCGAGCTTGCCGCCCGCCGTCGAGAGGCGCAGCACGTCGCCCTGCAGTCGGGTCAGGTCCTCGAGCCGCGTCGTGTTTTTCTTGAGCGCTTCTTCTGCGCTCTTCTGCGCGGGCGACTTACCCCCGAAGAATCCCTTGACCAGCGAGCTGACTCCGCTGATGATGCCGATGACGCCCTGCACGCTCATGGCGCCGGTGAAGGTCTGCGCGATCGAGGCGCCCAGGTTGACGATGGTGTTGAGTGTACTTTGGCCCGCCGTGGAGATCAGGCCGAGGGCGCCCCCCATGTCGATCGCGGACCGAGCGCTCTTCTCTAGCGTGCTCCCCAGGGTCTCCGTTTCGTCGCTGGCGCCCTCGGTGGTGTCGACCCAGTCGTCGAGGAACGAGAGGAAGGTCTTCCCTTTTTGCGTGAGCTTGACGACTTCCTCGCGGGTCTTGCCCGATGTCGTCGCGAGTTTGTCGAAGCCGTCGACGAGGTCCGGCAGCTCGATACCGCTCAGGGCACGGAAGGTGGTTCCCAACGTGATGACCGGCTTCTGCGCCTTGTCGAACCCCGACGCGAGGAGGAGGTTGGCTTGGTCGATCTCCTGATAGGCCTCTGTGATGCTTTTCGCCTCGCCGGCGACGAAGGTGCCGAGGTCCTTCTGCCGATTGGCCAGTTCCTTGGCGCGATCGGCGGAGACCTTCCGCTCCAACTGGATCAGCAGTGTCCCCAATTCCTCGTTGAGGCCGGCGAGCGTCTTGGCTGTGTCCGCTGCGGCCTTCTCCCGGGCCTTTCGCTCCTCTTCGGTGAGCGTGATCCGCTGGTGGCCGCCTTGGGCCGCAGCATCCGTCATCCCCTGCTGTCCACGAGTCTCGATCCCCACGATCTCGAATGCCGCTGCCTCGCGCCGTGCACTGATGGCCGCGAGAGACCGGTTCGCGTCGGTCACCATCTTGATCCCCGTATTCCCCGCTTCGTCGGCGAACTGGACAAGCGAGTCCCCGAAAATGAACAGGAGGAGACGGCTCTGGCCCAGAGTCTCGGACATCGAGAGGAGCAGGTTTCCTCCGACACGTTGCCAGAAAGGAACGATCGACTCAAACACGCCGCCGAGATCGTTGGCCAAAAGCTGGATCCCGCCAATGAACATCCGGAACCCATCGGCGAGGAAGGCCAGAGCCGGAATAACAGCGGTACGCACGTCGGCCATGGCCTGGCCGAGGGTTGCCGCCGCCTGCTCGGTTTTGATCTTGAGGAGCTCCTGTTGCCCGGCGGCCGACGCGAGGAAGTCCGTGAACGACCCGGTGACTTTCTGGCCGTCTTGCAGGGCACGGGTGAGTAGCGCCTGTGCCTTCTCCGTGTCACTCAGTTTGCCCGGGCTCTTCCCGATCGCCGCCGCAAACTCCTCGAAGAGTACCGAGGGGTTGGCGTTGAAAAGCTTATCCGTGCCTTCATCGATCCCGAGGATCGACTGCTGCACGGCCTTGAGGGTCTCGGAGGCAGTCAAGCCCTTGGCGGCGCCGATCTCGAGGAACGCTGCGAGGGCGGGCCCCGCCTTGCCGACGTCGCCCGCCTTCACGGCGAGCTTCGCCATCTCCACCGCGAAGTCGTTCGCCTGGACTGCGGAGAGCTGAAACTTCTGCTGGGCTTCGTCGGCGATGCCGGCCAGGGTGGAGAGCGGGACGCCCGTAATCTTGGCGGTGCCCTCCAGTTTCCGGATGGACGCTTCCAGCCGGTCCGCCGCATCGAACGCCGCGCCCAGGCCACGGATCAGGCCGGCGAACCCAATGCCCTGGACCAGGCTGTTCTCGAGCAGCCGCTTGGCCTCGCGGCCGGCGCCTTTCAGCGACGACTTGAAGGAGTCGAGTCCCTTGGTCGCCAGGTCCTTGACGCGGAGGATGAGTGTGATGTCGCGTTCAGCCATCCCGACCCCCGAACGCCGCGATCTGTTCGCGCTGCCAGTCCTCGCTATTCCCGCGGCTCAGGGCCACCGCCCGGGCCAGGTGGAGCCGCTCCATCGCGTAGCCCGACCACATGGAGTGCCAGTACGCCAGCAGGACGTGATAGGGCATACACCCATCGCGGGTCCGCCACCGCCGGGGAGCGTAATAGGTGCCGGGGAATCGCTGCTGGACGTGCAGGATCATCATCTCCACCGAGAGGCTGGGGCTCGCCGTCGTAGCGCGGGTCTGCCGCCGGATCAGTTCGTCGAACCGGTCTCCTACTCCTTCAGGGCGGCGATTGTCGCCGCCCGGGAGGCGAAAAAATCGCGTAACCACACCTGCTGCTCGACCTCCGTGGCCCGCCGGAACACGGCGACTGGATCACCCCACAGCCACATCGAGGGACGCCAGGGAAACAGCCGGCGGAGGAGACGCAGAGCCGCCGCCATGACCTCCTGGCGGTGCACGACCACCTCGTGCTGCCATCTCTCCTCCGGCTGGCCGGATCTCCGGGCCGGGGCCTCCGCCCAGAGCGCCCGGTACTGCATGACCTCGTCCGCGCTCAGCCACCGGGCCCGGTAGGTCCGTCCATTGCACCGGACGGACCAGGGCTCATGCGCCGCGCGAAACCGGTCGAGATCGAAGCCCATCAGTCGAACAGGACGCTCATGACGCCGGCCACCGGGGCCACCACGAGTTCCATGGTGGCAACCCCATTGTGCTCTCCGGGGGTCGCGCTCATCACCTGCGCGGCCGCGAAACTGTACTTTTCCCGGAAATACTGTGTCGACCCGAACGCCAGGTCCACCGCGATTTGGGTCCCGATTTCCGTCAGCTTGTATCCGTCGAAGGCCGCGGCCGCCGTAAAGGGTGTCGCCTGGAGTGCCGTCGACTCGATCTGAATCGTGAGTTCGGGCCGCCGTCCCCCGGGGACAAAGCCCTGATGCAGCCCGGTGCTGTCAGTCCCCCGTTGCCGGTCCACCTCGCGGTTGAGCGCGAAGCTGGCCGTCAGGATCCGGGCATTGGCCGCAGTCATGCTCCCCAGCGTGAGGGACGCCAGGGCGCTCGGTGCCGGCTCGATCGTCTCCTCGGCGTAGGTGATCGCCGGGAGCGACGCATCGGCGACGTCGGAGGGCACGGTGCCCACGAGGTTGAAGGTGTGCACCGGAGGTGCGCCATCGGCGAAGGTCCACGCCCAGTCGGCGAGGATCCCCTGCGCCTTGAACCGCTCCTTCCGGGCGTAGAACTCGCCCGCGAGGCTTGCGCCGATCGTGTCGGGTGCCGTCGGGGTGTAGGTCACCTTCTCGACCCCGAGCGTGGTCACAATCGCGGCGTCGAATCCGGCGGCTTTGAGGAGCCGGTGGAGCGAGGGCAGCACGGTGGCCGAATAGGCGGCGCCCCCAGCGCGCGAGAGCGCCGGCAGGGCCAGCGTCATGTTCCGGCCCCGCTGCGGGCCCCGGCGGGCAATGCCCAGGTTGCCGGGATTGAGCCCGTGACTCCCGTCGTACAGGTACCGGAACTCCGGCACCGGGAGACTCCCCCGGTCCTCGAGGTGGATGAGCAGCCCGTCGGTGGCGGCCGACAGCGTGGGGTTGGCGGCGTTGTAGGAGGCCTCCTCCTTGAGCAGCACACCGCCGACATGCAGGAGTTTCGCGGGAGCAGGCATTTAGACCTCCGGATCGCGCGCGCGCGCGGGCTTGGGTGGGGTGCTCGTCGACACGGGCGCGGGAGGTGTGTCGGTCGTGCGCGTTTCGTCAGCCACCCACGCCCCCACGGCCTCGCGGCCCTGCGCGAGAATGCCGGGCGGGATGGGGACGAGGGCGCCGTTGATCGTGATGGATTCCATGACCCCTCCTCAGGGCATGCCGAAATCGTGAGATGTGGTGAACGGGACCAGGATGGCCGCCGACACCAGGGTATCCTCGATCGCCTCCCACCACTGGAGCACGTCGGCCTCGCCGGGGAGCAGGAGGCGGAAACTGTTGCGGGTGTGCTCCGGCCCGTTTGGGTCGAGTTGGCGGTATTTCCGGAGGCTCCAGAGCACCGCGCGCAGGACATAATTTCCGTCCCGCTTGGCGTCGGCCATGTTGGTGGCGCGGAGTCCGATCCGGACCAGCAGGTTCCAGGAGCCGTGCCCGCTGTTCTGGGCGGCGCTCCCGTCGAAGACCCGCCCCGTGTGGAGCGCCACCGTGACGACGACACCGGTGCCGGGATCCGGGAACTGTCCCGGGGCCGCGGCCTCGTCGCGGGTCTCGTCCATCACCGCGACCGTGCCCGGCAGAGGATCGCCCGTGTCGCGCGGGACCGCCGCGAGCAGGGCGCCGACCCCATTGATGGGATCGGCCAGCCAGTCGGCGATGAGGCGCACCGGCTCGTTCATGCGACCACCAGCACTTCCCAGACGAGCCCATCCGCCGTGCGGCGGATATCCCGGACCCGGTAGGTGGTCAGGGTGTCATCGTCCCCGATGGCGCCCACCTGGATGGTCTGTTTCCGGGTGAGGGCGGGAAGGGCCTGGGCCGCGAGGTGGAGCACACGCTCCCGCCGAAGCATGGTCTCTCCCGGCTCCAGGCCCGCGGCGGACGTCCCCACCACGGACTCCTGGTCATCCAGGAGCCCGCGGGTCGAGCCCGAGGGTGCCACCACCCGCACCGACAGCAGCGGATCGTGGACCATCGTGAGGACGTCTGCCCTGAGGCTCATGCGTCCTCAGGCGATGGCCGAGGGGAGCGACTTCCCGCCGGTCTTCGGATCGAGCATCAGGTAGAGCGCACCACCGAACTGCGCGGTGACCCCCGCCCCGACGTCGGGGATGGAGAGTCGCACATGCGTGAAGCCTCCCGCGACGTCCAGCTGTTCCGCGCGCACCTCAACCACGAACACCGCCTCCGCCTCCGCCGACACGGCGTCGACGAAGGTGTTGGCCGCGGGCTGCGTGGTCTTGATGAACGCGGCGAGGGCGGTCTGGGGCCCGACCTTAGACCAGACCTCGGTGAAATTCAGTGCCTTGACGCCCGTGCCGGCGGCGTCGGTGGCCTGCTCGAGCGTCAGCACGGGGTCATCACCGGCCGAGCCGATGCCTTTCTGCACGACGATGACGCAGCGCCCATACTGCGTGAGGCCGACAAAATCACCGGTGTTGGCACCGGTCCGAAGATCGACCGGCGTGATGCCGGAGACGATCGTGGCGTTCTCCAAAAACCTGTTGGTCATGGTTGTGCTCCTCCGTGGTAGAGACGGGGGAGGAGGACCGAAGGCCTCCTCCTCAGTCGGTCAGGTCATCAGGCCCGGTTCGCCAGGACGACGAACGGCGACAGGGTGGCGGTCCCCTTGAACGGGGTCAGCGGAGCGCTCTCCTTCGGTGCGCCATTGACGCGGAACATCCAGCGGAACACCCGCTCCGCCTGCAGGAACCGCACGTGGATCGACTGCTCCTCATCCACGCCGCCCTTGCTGATGAGCTTGTAGCGGGACAGATCGAGGAAGGCGATGTCGCCCTTGTCGCCGAGCGCGGAGCAGTACTCGAGCGGAATCGCCGGGCGGCCCTTGATGGTGGCCAGCGAGTTGGCCGCCAAGGCGCCCGCCGGGGTGAAGACAGGCCAGCCGCCCACGTTCTCCGTGCCGGCCACGTTCTTGACCGGGAAGAACATCCGCTCGAGCTGCTGCTCGACCTCCACGTTGTAAAACCAGACCCCGCGCGCCCGCGAGCGCGGAGGCACCCGCCCCCACATCTTGGTGACGTTCTCCGCCACCACCGTGTCCGCGGCCTGCCCGGATTCCTTCGGGACCTCGACCGTCGCCGGGGCGTTGAGGATGCCGAGACACTGGCCGGCACCGGTCCCGCGGTAGATCTCGTTGTCGACGGTGAACGCCATCTCCGACCGGAACGCCTGGCCGAACACGGCTTCCATCGAGGCCGCATCCTTGAGCAGGCGGTCGGCCGCCCAGGCGATCCCCATCAGATCCTCGAGCCGGAGTTCCCACGGCTTGATCTGCGGCTTGGTCGCGGTGACCGTCTCGGCCTCCGCGCGCCGAAACACCTGGACACCGCCCCAGCGCGAGCCGGTGGCCCGGCTGGTCTCGTCCAGCATGACGACCTCGAGCCCGTCGGCGTTGGCGCCGATCTCGCTCACGTCGCACCGGCTGGACAGCGCGCCCTCGTCGAACGCCTCCTTGGCCAGGTCGACCGAGAACTCCTTCTGGATCAGGAACCCGCCGTCGGGCCCGCTCGTGGCGGAGCCCCCGGTCGCGGCGCCCTGGATCCGCGTGAGGCGCTCCGGCACCCGTCCCGTCATCCCTGCCTGCGCGATGTCGAGCAACTGCTCGCCGAGCGTCCGGTACGGGCCGTGGGCCGTGCCGTTGTCGCCGCCGGGCAGGGCGTGCACCCGGATGGTGTCCCGCTCGACCCGCAGTTCGCCGAGGATCTGGCGCTGGGCCTGTTCGACGGAGACCTTGCTGGTCATCCACTGCCGCAGCTCCGCGGCGGGCCGAGAGTACTCCTCCGCCAGCGCCGCGAGCCCGTCGACGCGGGCCTGTTCGAGAGCCGCCGACGGACCCGCGTGGTCCCCGGTGTCCTTCGTGATCGGGTCAGCCCCGGTGGTGCGGGCCGCCGTGCCGTTGTCCTCAGGCATGGTGTGCTCCTTGGCCTCAGGGGCCGGTTCATGTTCGTGGGACGGAACAATCCGGGGCTCGGCGTCCACGACCGCCGCCGGGGGAACAGTGCCGGCCGCCGTGACAGAGCCGCCGCCAGATATCGTGATCAGACTCAGAGAGGGGAGTGCGACCGCGGCCATGCCCAGAGAAGCCTGCGCGACCCTCACGCCGGAGCGCGGCCCAGAGCGGCGCGTCATCACCCGCCCGATCGTCTCCTCGAGGGTGGCCACGCGGTCCGCCATGCCCATGCGGACCACACGCTCGGCCCCGAAGACCCGGCCCTCGCCAAACTGCTCGCGGACCTGGTCAACCGTCACGTCGCGCTGGCGGGCGAGGGCCTTGACGAAGGCTCTATGGGCCTCGTCCACGCGCTCCTGCATGTGCATCCGGGCCTCATCACCCAGGGGCTCGAGCGAGTTGGCCTCCGCCTTGAAACGGCCCGCCCGGATCAGGGTGTGGGTGACCCCCTCCGCATCATCCGCGCGCGAGGTCTCGGTGTGGATCGCGAAGACACCGACCGACCCCACGTCCCCGGAGGGGGTCACGACCAGCTCATCGGCCGCCGTCCCGATCCAGTAAGCCGCACTCGCGGCGAGACTGTTGGCGACGGCGAGTATGGGCTTGGTCCCGCGCGCATCGAACACCGTCTTCGCGAGCTCAGGGACACCGGAGACAGCCCCTCCCGGGGAATCGATGTCCAGGATGACCGCCGACACCGCATCGTCCTCCATCGCCTGCCGAAACCAGAGGGCGAACTTCTCGGTCGAGGTCCCGCCCGGACCGCTGATATCCTGGACCTGGTTCATGCGGTGCCCGATGATCCCGAAGAGCGGCAAGACGGCCACCCCGCCCGTCGTCGGTGCCGCCACCGGGCGCTGCGGGCCCGCCGCCGCACGGATCTCGTCCCGCGACAGCTTCCCAAACTCGATCTGGTAGGCAATGACCTCCGCCAGTGCCTCCAGGCGCTCGGGCATCAGGGCCCATGGAGTGGTCAGGGCCGCCTGCACCACGCGGCGGAGTCTCCGGCTCATGAGGTCACCTCAGGATAGGGGCGAAGAGAGTGCCCTGCCGCCGCGCGACCGTTCCCGTTGCCGTTCCCGTTCCGGCGCGGCGGGGACGGCAGCGTCTCCTCGAGATCCTCGGTCTCGCGTGCCGGTGCCGCGGGGGAACTCCCGCGCAGCACCTTCTGCGCGGGGTCGACCCACTCGACCCCGTTCTCGCGGTTGATCCGCATCGCCTCGGCAATCTCCTCGACGATCTCCTCGTAGTCCCGGCCCTGTTCGGCAGCAATCCGCTGCGGGCTGTTGATCCGGAGGGCGACACTCTTGATGGCCGCATCGAGGTCCTTCTCCGGGTCGATCCAGTCGAACCCCGGCAGATCCCAACGGCAGGTGCAGTATTTCGAGGGCTCGGGAGAGGGGAGCGGGATGGCGCCGGCCAGGTTTCCGAACCTCAGGAAATCCCGGTAGATCACATCATGGAAACGGCGTGCGAACCACCGCTGCAGGGCACGCAATCCCCGTCGCTCGGCGATCAGACCGGTCCGGCCCGACGAGAAGGACGTGCTCGACAGGTCGCCGGAGAAGCCGATGTAGCTGGCACCCACCGCGCGGGCGATGACATGAAGCATGGCCCGGTTAAACTCAGCGAAGTTGGCGTTCGGGTGGGTCGGGTCCCACTCGTCGAACTTCCATCCCGGCGGGAGTTGGCGTGCGAGTCCCGCCTCCGCCTCCAGGACCAGCGGCTCGGGGGCTCCATCCGCTGTCTCCACCGTGGCGCTTTCCGCGACCCCGAGGGTTTCCGCGTCCTGCCCGGTCATGGTGAAGAAGCCGCCCTGCGAGGCCGCAATCCGCGCCTGCGTCACCTCGGCCTCGGTGTAGCCGTCCAGCATGCGCATGGCGATCATGCCGGGCGTCAGGATCGGGATCCCGCGGTGCTGCCCCGCGCGCCAGGGCACGTACAGATGGAGGATCTGGCCGGCCGGAATGCGCACGCGCTCGCGGATCCGCTGGCTGTCCGAGGGGTGGCTCCGCCAGAGGTGGTAGGCGACCGGCCGCCCAAAGCCGTCGATCTCGATCCCCTGCGTGATTTCGTTCTGGTTCTGTCCCGGGGGGCGGTTGAACGACTCGTCGAGGAGATCGGGATCCAGCACCTGGAGCGCGTAGCCAAACTGGTTGCCGAACCCGCCGAGACGCCGGATCAAGACCTCGCCATCCATGGCCCACATGCCCAGCACCAGGCGTTCCAGGTCCGACCAGGACGTGAGCCCGTCGGCGGAACAGATCTCCGGGGCGCCCCACTCGGTCCAGAGCGCGAAGAGGGTGTCGCCGAGCTCCTTCCGCAAGTTCCCGTTGCCGAACCGCACGCGGGGGCTCAGGGTGATCCCCTCGGAGCTCAGGACATGGTCCGTGAGGTAGTACCGGAAACCAGCACAGTGGGAGTTGTCGCGGAAGAGCTGCCGGCTCCGGGCGCGCAGGGTGCGGAGGGACGACTTCGTTTCCCGGTCCGCGCTGAGGAGGCTTGCGAACCAGTCCTGGGTCAGCCGGTTGGTGGCGGCGCCGCCGAACACAGCATGGAGGGAGACACGTGTGGCCGGCCGCCGGGCCGGCCGGCGCGGAAGGTCAAGCGAGATCACGGCGTCGGGCTCCCGAAGGTCCACTCCACCCGGCGTCCGAAGGACTGCGGCCGGCGAAGTCGGGCCACCTCGGCGCTATACCGCATCCGCACCCGGTAGAGCTCGGCCATGTCGAGCCGCGTCACCTGGCGGCCCGCGATCATGTAGCTCGCCGTCCGCCCGGCCACGAGGTCCTCGATGGCGGTCTCCACCTGGGCCAGCATTTTCTCGGCGTGCGAGAGCGGCTCTCCCCCGACGACCGCACTGGGGTTTGGTGTGACCTGCAGCCGTCCCAGGTCGATCGAGTCCCGGCGGCCACCGAACGCACCGCTCCCGGTGAGCAGAGCCACCAGGACGTAGGAGCCGGCGGGAAGCGGCGCCGTCGCCGTGGCGGGTACCGTGACCGTGTGCAGGTCTCCGGTGGCCACCACCATGGCGCCGCCAATCGTCAGCGTGGCGGGCCCGCGGAGCTCATAGGACAACGCCCAGCCCTCGGACGCGGGATACTCCGCAAAGGAGCGTGCCCAGGTCCAGGTGTCGCCCGCTCGCGCGGTCTGGGGTTCGCCCGAAGGCGTCACAGGTGCCATACGCACCTATGATGGGGAGTGAGGCGGAGCGCGAGTAGGGTTAGGCGACCCGAGAGGGTGCCTCAGGTGGCACCCCCGCCGGGGAGTATCGCAGCCGGTAGGACCGGGCACCCGACCCCTCGGCCCGCCGTTCGACGTATCCGAGGCTCACCAGTCGCCGGAGACTGCGCGACACATGCTCCGGCCGCATGTGGGTGCGCCGGGTGATGATCAGGCGTTTCCATTCGCGCCAGTCCTGCAGGTCGAGCTCGCTCAGTGCCTCGCCGTAGACCAGCAGATCCAGCCGCCGGAGACGCCGGTCGATGAGCGCCGCTCGGACCGCCGGAAGGCTCACCACCGCCTCCAGCTGCCACCGCGCGGGAGCCGCTTCACCCACGACTTCGGTGCCGGAGGTGTTCCGGGCTCCTGCTCCGTGCCGGGGTCCTGTCCGGGAGACTCCGCCGCGTCCTCGGCGGACACCGTGTTCTCCTGTTCCGCCGGGTCACACCATTCTGCGCCGGCCGCCGTGGCGCGGTCGGCGATCTTCCCCAGGTCGCTCAGGCGGATTGGGGCGATGCGGAGCCCCACCAGGCAGAGCACCTCGATATCGAGCGCCTCGTTGCGGACGCCGCGCGGGCAGACGTACTGCCGGACCCAGCGGCCGCCGGTGACCTGCTTCATGACCGGCTTTTCCGCGGTCACCTGGGCGAACCACTCCTCGTCGAGCCAGTCGGGGATGTGCATGTAGCCCGGGCCGGGGCTGGCAAGCTTGAGCGCGCCCAAGACCGCATCCTTCCCCGCCTCTGTCCCGATCATCCAGAGTCCCGCGCGAGCCTTGTTGTTGCGGAGCGGGCGCCTCCCCACCAGAGGCTTTCCCGGAGTCGAGTACCCCTTCGTGGAGAATACCCGGAACCGCTCGCGCGGCTTCGTGTAGGCGTAGACGGCGGAGGTGTGTGCTCCGGAGTCCACCAGCGTGACCAGGGGCCGCAGCCCCGGACCGCTCGCGCGCACCCGGATGCGCACGCGCTCGGCCTCGAGCTCTTTCCACGGCGACCCTTCTTTGTCGATTGTCAGGGAGGGATCGCCGACCGCGATGCCGCGCGCAATCGGCCACGATTGCTCGCCGGCGCCCCATCCCCGGATGATCCACTCGAGCCGGTCGTCCTGTACATCCACGCCCATCGTGAGTACCGCCACCCCCGCCGGCACCTCGGCGGGGTAGGTCTCTTTCCGCGACTGGATGGCCTCCGGGTCGAGGCCACCAACGCGCTCCTCCCATGTCTCCGCCAGCACCGTGTTCACGAACACCTGGAGTCGGGTGAGGTTGCCCTGTACCTCGTCGAACTCCTCCACCAGCTCGGACCACCGGGCCCAGGGCGAGTAGAGGGAGGGCAGGTGGAACGACACCTTCCGCGCCGTGGATTCCGCCGTGGCGACCCACCTACCGGCGGCGAGCATTGCTGTCTTGCGCTGCTCCGGGATCAGGCATCCGCAGTGCTCGCAGGCGTAGGCGGCGGTCTCCGGGTGTCCGCGCTCCCACCGCAGGTGCTTCCACCGCAGGACCAGGTCCTCATCACACTCCGGACAGGGGACCACGTAGTGCCGCTGGTCCCCCTCGAGATAGGAGGCCTCGATGCGGCTGGAGCCCTTGAGGGTCGGAGTCGAGGCGAAGACCTTTTTGCGATTCCAGAATGTTGCCGTCCGCTTGGCCGCGAGGCTCAGCGGGTCGCCCTCCGTGCCCGCCGAGGCGGGAAATCGGTCGAGCTCGTCCGTCAAGAGCACCCGGATCGGCTTGGCGGCGAGCCCGCTCGGCGCGTTGGCGCCCACCATGGTGATGTGGCCGCCGGGGTACTCCTTCACGAGCAGGGTGTTCCCGCTGTTCCGGCTCTTCGGGTCCTTGAATCGCGACCGGAGCGCCGGGGTGTCCCTCAGCATCGGCGCCAGGCGCGTCTTGCTCCACTGCTCTGCGTCCCCAATCGTCGGGAGCACGATCATCACCGGCGCCGGGTCCTGGTGACCATAGTAGCCGCAGGTGTTGAGCAGCACTTCGGTTTTTCCACTCTGACTCCCCATCATCAACACCACGGTCTCGATCGTCGGGTCGCTGATCGCGTCCTGGATCCCGCGGAGGTACGGTGCCCGGTCGGTCCTCCACTGTCCCGGCTCCGCGCTCGCCTCGCGGGACAACACCCGGAACTCGTCGGCCCACTGCGAGAGGGTCAGGGTCGGTGGCGGCGAGAGTCGCGACGCCACCACGGCATTGAGCTGCTCCTCGAGCGCCGAGAGCGCATCGGGATGCGACAGGACGGCCGTCATGTCCCGGAGCCCTCCGCCAGTTCCGTCAACACCTCACCCACCGCGTCCTGCAGAAGCCCCTGGGCCTGCATCGCCGTCTCCGCCCCGACCAGCCGGGGGGCGAGTTTCCCCGGAATGGCCGTGATCCGCGCCCGCACCCGCTCCAACACCGAGGCCACCCGGGACACCACGTCCTGGACGGCCACCATCTGTCCTCGCCGGGTGGCTAATTCGATCTCCGCCATCTCGGCCTCGGCGCTCATCTTGCGGGTCCGGGCACCCTCGAAATCTCCGGGACGGACGCGATCAGTTTCGGTACGGCGCAGGTACCTGATATAGCCCCGCACAGACTCTGCGATCGGATATGATCCGCGCTTGGCGCGAGGAATGACTCCGGCTTTCGCCAGCTGCTGGACTCGACGGACGTCGAGATCGAGGAGCGTGGCCAATGTCGCGACCGTGGCATGCCCCTTTTCGGGCGCCGGGGCTTTACTACGAGCCATTGAGGCACGGTAACCCCTTGCGGGGCAATGTGTTACGAGTCCTTGCGCCGTTGGGCTGACATGCTATTTTTGAGGAATGAAGCCCCTCTTCATTCCCCTGCGCACTCGCTGGTTTGGCGCCTACCTGGACGGGACAAAAACCGTTGAATGGCGCGCCTACGGCCCTCGCTGGAGTCGACAGGTCGCCGCACGTGGTCGGCCTGTCGTACTCTCTCATGGCTATTCGGGAGACCGGCTGAGCGGCACGGTCGTGCGCTCTCGTAAGGTCAGGGCTGAACACGCACCCCAGGCCGCACGAGAGATCTACCCACAGACGCGATTCTTTTGCGCGATTCATCTCGCGCTGAGCGACGGGATGCCGAGGAACTCGGCGGCCCTCGATCTGTTCTCCTCCGCCGGGCCGATGTAGCGAAACACCGCACAGGGCCGTCCACCATGCCGCCCAAATTTGTCCTGATCCATGTGATGCCCGGGCGCACCTGGGCCGCTGTGAGGCCAGTGGCAACGTGGACCGGGACAGTGGCGAGACCGAGTTGCCGCGCGGCCAGGAGATGGGTGTGCCCAGCGATCACGGTCAGGTCGGTGTCCACCACGATGGGCTGGCGCCACCCGAACTCCCGAATCGAGGCCGCCGTCTTGGCAACGGCCGCCTCGTTCTTCCTCGGATTCCGGGCATACGGGACAATCCGGCCGATCGGGAGATCTTCGACGAGGAGTGTGGACTTTTTGACGGGTCTGGTCACGAAACGAAATCCTTTCTCAGGGTTCTGGCGCTAGACAAGGATCGCCGCAGCGCGGACCCCTCGGGCTCTCCCCCCAGGAGGACCCGCGAAATGTAAACGGCCTCGCATGCCACCATCGGGGACATGGGTCATCTCCGCGAGCGGAGCGCGACGTCGATGGCTCCCAGTATGTTCGGCCCCCACCGTTCGGCCACTATTCGCTGCGCGGTCGCGAAGAAGCTGAGGTCGGCGGGGATGGGCACCGCGCGCTTGAATGTCCACAATGTCCTGATCGTGCTCCCAACGTTCATGACGATCAGCTTGTTGCCCTCACGATCCGTGATCGCGAACACCGGCACTCCTCGGCTTACCCCGAACCGGCTGCGTGTCCTCGTCCGTCCGCCGCGCGTCAGGCTGCCCGGCAGTTTGGACAGGTGCAGTGGGTCTGATCGCCTGATGACAAGGTTAGGCTGATTGAGGCGAGGGACAGGAATGGCCAGGGTTCCGGATCCCGCTGGGCGCTTGCTCCCACCTTCCTCGAACTTCGCCAAGAAGTTGCTCTTCGGGTCAATGCGCACCATGGCCACCAGCTTTGCCTTGGTGGCGAAATCAGACCGCTCCCTCTTGATTGTGTTTAGCACGAACCCCGGACGCCGCAAGGTGAACTTTGCTTGCACGCGACCACGCATAGCCGCCTGAAAGTCGTCCGCCGTGCGGTTCAGCCCCACCGACGCCGCGAACGGCAACTGTTTCTGCAGCCCTTCCATGTCCCTGATGGCCTCGTCGAGCCCGTCGAGGGTCAGGCTGATCTCGGGCATCGTGCACTCCCTCCTCAGAGATCATGGTCGAGGCGCGATCGGCTCTGAACCGCTCGAGCACCTACCAAGCTAGGGGCGGCCATCGGCACCGAGCAAGAGACGGCGGCCCCAGGATGGCGGGGTCCACTCCCGGCTCGGGCTCTCCAGGGGGCGCGGTGAATCCAGTAGCCTCTCCAGTCCCTCTCAAACTCGATCTTCATGGGAGATCCTTTCGGGGGCCTCGGTCGTTTCCTCCCGTACCACGCGGAGCAGGGCCGAGAGGGCGCGATCATACCTCTTCACCGCAGCAGGGTACCTGTCCGGAGGGGCACTCGCCCACATGTCCTCACAGTATTTTCGAGCGGCCTTCAGTCGCTTCCGGGCCGTGCGTTCTTGTGGCGTCATGGGATTTCTCTGGTCTCCTGCCGGTACTTCTCCAGGCTCACTGTGACCTCGGTCACCTTCTCGCAGGCCCACGACGTAGATTCCGCCACGACCACCGCGAGGAAGGCCGCCTCTGCGGCCCGCATGGGCGGGGGTTGCCAGGAGCCCATCCGGCCGGACCGTCGCCCGGTCCCCCTGGCGTGGCTCGCCAGCACGGGCGTGGTGTGGGACTCACAGGCCCCTCTCGGGGGAGCGGGTGCGCGCACCACTCCTGGTGCTGCATGAGCCCGTACGGAGGCCGGACAGGAGCCCATCCGGCCGGACCGTCCCACACCACGCCCGTGAGCAGAGCATCCGGAGAGGGCGCTGCGTGCCGTGGATCAGGAGGGCGCGAGCCACGGACCAGGGTCCGGTTGATCGCGATCTCTTGGGCGCGCGGCGCGAACTTGCTGAATCGCTCCATCAGACTCAGGAAGTCTTTAGCGTCCACCGTTACTTCGGCGAGCATTGGCCCTCCAAGGTTTTGCTTGGCCCCACCACATCCCGTGTAGAGTATACAACCGACCGCTGTGCGTTCCATCGTTTCAGGCACGCGAGATGGTGGGCCTCTCGCCCGACTTGGGCCCATCGCCGGCAGTCGAGGTCGTGCAGTCCCACGGCCACCAGCTTGGGCAACGAGGCAAGGGCCACCAACACCACGACCCACGACGCGAGTCCCGCGGTCTGCGTGAGCCCTTGGGTCACCATGGCGGTCTCCATCATGCGCGCTGGCCCCGCTTGAACCAGAGCCGCGCGACGCCATGATCCCGGTGCTCGGTGCGCTGCTCCCATCCCAGGCAGCCGAGGTAGCGGGCGAACACCTCGCACTCCCTGTCCCACGCCTCCTGTGCTTTGCTGCCCTCAGGACGCGTGCTCCGGCTGACACGGATCTCCAAGGCCTCGGCCTTCTGTCGCATGGCCACGCACGCACCACCTCGGAGGACATACCAGACCCAGCGCCCCGGGAGCACTCGAGCCTCGGCCCGAAGGGCAAGCCCCAGCGTCATGAGCCCCTGATGCCAGGTGCGTCCGGGAGGCGGATCTTTTTCCGGTGGCGCGCCGAGCTCACCAGGCTGATCGAGGGCGTCGGTGCTCATCGTGTCTTCCGGGCTTGCTTGCGTGCCACTTCAGCCACCTGCCGGCTTGACTCAACGAGCTCCTGCATTATCTCGCCCATGGGTCGTCCGCTTGGTGGGTGCGCAGCAGACCACGCCTCGATGTACCCCTCTGCTCGCGCGCGTATCTCTGGGTCCTCCGAGAGAGCAGGGAATCGCAGGTCATTGGGGCACTGGCCCCGCGGCGAGAAAATCATCGGGGGGGAGGTTGCTCTCCGCGGAGTCCCGCCACCTCGACCACGACTCGGCGACAGTCAGCAGGTCCTCGATGCCGCTCCAGAGCGAGAGCCATGCGGTGCGCTCCATCCATTGACCCATCTGCTCAACCCGCGAAAAGTCGAGAGCGCTCCCCCAGGGAAGCCACGGGACCACGAGACGGAGCTGAACCTCGCGATCGCCCATCACCGACCGGCGCTCGGTCGCGCGGAGATCGTCGATCAGGACCTGGTGGGCGAGGCCGTCGATGGCGCGCGTGATCGGATCGATGACGCTCTGCGTGGGCACCGGCGGACTCACCGGGGGGCGCGTCATCAACACTGTGACACAGAGCTGGTCCTCGGGGGCCGCATGGGCCCGGAGCCAGCGCACCGCCGGCGCGATCGGGACCACTGCGGAGACGCCGCCATCCACCCACAGGCCGGGATGACCCGGGATCCGCACGGCGGGGAAGGAGCCGGGTACGGAGGAGCTGGCGAGCGTGGCGGCGATCCGGGCATCTGCGTCCACCTGGTCGAGCCAGACGACCTCACCCCGCTGCGACTCGACGTCGTACACCGTGACCCCGCAGGGAGTGGTCGGCGCCGGGGATGATCGGATGAGGTCGGCGAGTGGAGCCGGATCGAACATGGCCCCGCGGCGGAGGACGGCCGCGATCTGACCCACCACGCCGAGAGCGGGCCGCTTGAAAATCGTCTTCTCGCCGCGTCGCGCCACCTCGTCGTACACCGACTGGAGGTGCGTCAGCCCACCGCCCGCCATTCCGAGGGCGGTGAGTGCGCCCGTCGAGGTCCCAATCCAGCAGTCGACGTGCGCGGGGAGGACGCCGGCCTCGATCGCGCCCAGTTGGAGCGAGCCGCGCGCGCCACCGCCGGCGCAGACGACGGCATGCCAGGTGCGGGTCATATCTGCCAGTCCTCGTCTGGTTCCCACTCCCCGTCGTCTATTCGTTCCCTGATCGACCGCTTGGTCGCGCAGACCGTGCTCTTCAGGAGGTCGGCGAGCTCGGTCCGCGTGCGCGGAATCCGTGCCCGGAGAAGTATGGGGCCCGGGAATTCCGGCTCCGCGTCCACGGCGGCGAGGCACCGGTCCTGTTCCAGCCGAACGGTAAGTCCATGGAGGCGCGGGAAGTCGTCGGTGTCGCTCATGCTGGCGTCTCCGGACCCACGCAACCAGTCCAAGATATCACAACCAACAGACGGCACGTGAATCCCTCCCCTTCCAGGCGCGTGATTAACTCAGCCTGCTGGCGTTCCCCGTCGCACTCGACGACGACGCTGTGGATGGTTTCTCCGAGCTGCGGTGAGCCGTCTCCAGGCGAACCGCCGCCTGACCCTGCGATCAAGTCGGCGAGGTTTTTGAGGGGTCTGGTCACGAAACGAAATCCTTTCTCAGGGTTCTGGCGGACCCCTCGGGCTCTCCCCCCAGGAGGACCCGCGAAATGTAAACGGCCTCGCATGCCACCATCGGGGACATGGGTCATCTCCGCGAGCGGAGCGCGTGGAAGGGGAACGCGGGGTCCGGGCGCTGCGTCTCCAGAAGAGATCTCAACGACCGAAGCTCCGCGAGCGCCTTGGGTCCCATGCCGCGGTTCTTTGCGAGGTCCTCTTCACGTGTGGCGAGAAGCTCTTCGAGTGTCCTCACGCCCACCCGCATCAGGATGTTCAGCACCTTCATGGAGAGCCCGCAATCACGGAGATCGGTATTACCCGCATTACCCGCCTGATCCCGTACCACATCGTCTCGCCGCTGCCGCTCGGCCTTCTCGGCCTTCTCGGACTCCTCGGCCTCCTCGGCCAGCCAAGCCCTCTCTCGGCCATATTCTGGATGAGCGCAGAGCTTTTCCCACACGGGTGTCGGGATCGTCACCGTGACATGACCGGGTCTCTCTTCCTCTGCCTCGGTCTCGGCCAAGAGACGGAGAAGCGCCGAGAACTGCTTCGCGTAATACTGGTCCCGAATCTGCTTCACTCGGGTGAACTTCTCCAGATGGAGACGCCGCGCGGTCTCCTGTCGTGAGGCGCCTTTCTTCTCGTCCTGCAGCACCTGGGCGCCCCGAGGCATTTCTTCCTCCGACCACCACCCCCCCTTCTTGTGGCCGGGAAGGGTCCAGAGGTCCTCGTCGCCTATCATGTCAGTCTCCTGGCGCGGAAACCGCCGGCTTCAGGCGACGCCGCAATGCGGTCCAACGCCTCGTCCGTCATGCGCTCCACCCACTCGCCCCAGCCGTGCTCCGTCTCGGGGTCGTCCTCGGGCCGCCCGGTACCCGCCCGACCGCCCGAGGGCTCACAGGGGCGCTCAGGGCCTTGGCCGTGCCCGCGACCAGACGCCGCACCGAGACCTCGGGGGACAGCGGGCGGTACGGCGCCCGTGTGAGGGACCGCAGGGTGGCCGGAGGCGGGAGCACCGGGGGCTCGCCGCTCCGGGCCGCTGCCGCGTACGCCTCGCCGAACGCCTTGCGCGTCCAGGTGTCATCCTCGCGGAGGCGGGCCGGGCTCCCGCCCGCGGCCACATGGGCCTCGGCCGCCGCGCGGCCGAGGTGGTCCCGGATCTCCGCCTCGATCCAGTAGCCGCCCCGGTGCGGGTCGTAGCGCTCCAGCGCCCCGAGGGCCGCGTAGACCCGCGCCGCCTCGGCCGCGAGGTCGCGCGGGGGCACCGCGTAGTCGCGGAGAACCGCGGGAGGAGGGTAGTAGCGCTCCCGGCCCAGGGCCTGACGCACCGCGTGGCGGATCCGGTCCAGCGGGAGGTCCGACAGGACCTCGGCCCAGACGCGCACCATTTCGCGGGTGATGGGGCGCCCCGGGTTCGGGAGCCCTGCGAGCGGGGCCATGGCCTCGATGATGTCTTCCACGGAGGGTCTCATGCGGCGTCGTCCTCGGGTCGGGGTGGGGTCGCCTCGGCCTCGCGGGCGAGACGCTCCGCGACGGCCAGTGCGTGCGCTTCGCGGAACGCGTCCAACGGGTCCGGCGGGCCGGCGCGCCGGGAGACCCGCGGCGCGGCGGTGCCCGCCAGGGTCCGGATCTCCTCCCGCTCCCAGGTTTCCCGGACGGCGCCGTCGAAATACCGCAGGCTGGTGGGCTGCCGGTTGCGGGCGGTGGGCTGGTACCGGCTCGCCACGTCCCGGATGACGCCCTCGGCCAGGTCGGCGGGGATCCCGTCGGCCTCCCAGGAGACCTTGCCCGCCTGCTCGCTGGCGCAGACCTCCCGACGATTGGTGCCGAGGGCCGGGTTGTCGGCGAGCCCGGCGTTGAAGGCCACGACACAGCGCGTGAGATAGGGCAGTGCTGAAGCAGATGCGGCTGCCCCCCGCGCGCGCTCGCGCGGCAGTTTTCTTCTGTTAGTGGTAGTACTGGTTGTAGTTCTAGTTGTAGTACTAGTTGTTATCGGGATGGGTTCCGGAGGGGTTCCGGAGGGGTTCCGAAGGGGTTCCGGATGGGTTCCGGAGGGGTTCCGAAGGGGTTCCGGAGGGGTTCCGGAGGGGTTCCGAAG